TAAACCAATCGTGCCAAACGAAGTTGCTTCAACATCCGCCCTTGCCAACTTAACTGCAACGCGATTGCCTTGTGCGCCGGAAATATAAACAACTTGCCCAATGGTTAAAGTTGTTCCGCTATCGTTATAAATCCTTGCGTATTGTTGCGTACCAACTTGCAAGGTTGTAATGCCGCCCTTTAATATAACGGAAGGTACGCCATCGCCATCATCCCAAGACATAGTGCCAACGGAAGTTGGTAATGTTCCTGGGGTTGTATCAAAACCTATTGAATTAACATTAACAAAGTTTCCGTTATCATCCAGGGTAACGGTTGAATTCTGAATTAACTTGCCGGTAGTTCCATCAAAACGAACCACCGCGTTATCGGTTGAAGATGCCGCGCCGGTAACATCACCACTTCCGCCATTTTGATTTATCCAGGCGGTTCCGTTATAAGCAAGTACCTGGTTAGTGGTTGGGCTTGTTAGGCTTACATCGCCCAGGGCGGAAAGGTTGCCCGCGCCAACTTGAACAACGGAAGTTCCATTGTTGATATAAATCTTTTTATCCGCCATGTTAACGCCCAACTCACCGGATGTTAGGTTTCCGGTTGTTGGTACAACACCTGCGGAATTACTGCGCTTCGGTTTAATAATGTTTGCCATTTGGCATCCCCTCAACTTGGCGTATCTACGCCGGGTTTATAGCCCCCTATCTAGGGGGCTTATAACAGTTAATTAAAATGTACCGCCATCAATTGTGATTCCATCAAAGGTGGTTAGGTTAGTAATCGAACCGCCGGTAATTGCCACATTGTTTGCGTTTTGCGTTGACATAGTGCCAAGCCCGGAAACCTGGGTGTTGGCAATTGCAATTGGCGTTGCGGCAAGCGCGGTAAGTTGTCCTTGGGCGTTTACCGTTGCGGTAAGCGTATCGGATGCGGAACCATAAGATGCCGCCGTTACGCCGGTATTGGTGATGCTAAAGGTATTGCCCGCAAGGGTAAGCCCTGTTCCTGCAACATAAGTACCGGCACCGCTAAATTGTGTCCAGGTGATCGGGGTTGTACCCAGGGTTCCGCCCTGGTTAACCGTACATACCCAACCGGTATCCGCATAGGTTGTACCTTCTTCAACAAAGGTATAAGCCGATACCAACTCTGCCCAGGTATTTGCATCGGCAGATCGCGACCAGGCACCCGAAGCGGCAACATAAATACCGTTATCTGCCGGTGCGCTTTGATTCTTAACCAATACGCGATCACCCGCAACGATAGATACGCCATCAATTGTTTGTGCGCCTGATAGCGTAATGTTTACAGTTGTTGCGGCGCGAACCGATCCTTTAACATCCAAACCTTGTGCAACGCTATCAACATAATATTTTGTTGCGGCATCTTGATCGCTAACCGGATCAGCCAGGTTAGTGATCTTGTAACCATTCATACTGAAATCGGCAGTTGTTGCGGCAAGATCAGCAAGAACGGCGGCAGTTGCGGCAGTTACCAAACCTTTGCCGTTTACAGTTACTTTAGTAAATGTTCCAACATTACTGTTAACAGTTGCAAGGGTAAGTGCCGCGCTTACATTCGCGGAACCATCAACGCTTAAAAGGGTTGCGGTTGCATCGCCTGTTAGGGATAGATCACGCGCAGTTGCCCATTTTGTTGCGGTGCCTGCATTGCCTGTAATATCGCCAACAATTGCGCTTGAAAATGTTTTGGTGCCACCAATTGTTTGCGAAGTTGTTAGATCAACAAACGCGCCATTACCGGCAATTGCAATTACGGAAGTTGCGCTTCCGCCTGCCCCGCCTGTACCGGTACCGTAATAAAGAATATTACTTGCTTCGTTAAATGCTAACTCTGCATTTGCAAGTGAACTTGGTGCGCCTGCACCACCCGATGCGGCGCGGCGTTTGATGCGAATAGTATTTGACATTTGTTAAATCCCCTTAAAAGTTACCGCCATCGGTTATTTCCACTTGCGGAATATTAGTCCACACGCCCGCGTTAAACATCAACGCATCGTAGTTGTTTGGCGTTCCCGATAATGTTATTGGGTATCCGCCAATCTCATTCGGTCCCGGCGGTCCAACGGGTCCGATCAATCCACGATCTATGCTTATCGTATTTTGTACGGGCGGCGTTAGATTGATTGATACATTGTTTTGATCTATCACCGTTACATTCATATTCGGCATTTTATTCCACCACTATTCCATCAGAACGAACAAGGAACAAAAGGAAAATAATGTAATCGTTTGCGGGGTTACCACCACCGGCAGGAAAACTTATTTTGATTCTTCCGGAAAATCCTACGCAATCTTGTGCGTTAATATCCAACTCAGGATCAGAATCAATTAAACCCCATGCGCCTGCATCAATCGTTACCGTAAACCTGCCCTGGGCATCAATGCGATTTGTAATCGTTAACGGGATTGCGGGGGGTGTTGGCGTGTAATTGCCAATATCAAAAGATAGCCCGTTGCGGGTATCTTGAATGTTACTTACTTCGCGCCGAATAATTTGGGCATCAATAGTTGCGCCCGTAATATCAACTGCAACCGGCGGTGTTCCGGTAGTTATTTCCAGGTTCCAATATGTTTGTTGATCCCAAACTAATTCGCCTGCAATTATCGGATTGTCAAAGCCACTTACTTGCGTAAGAGTGTTTTTATTGAATACTGCCATGTTAGCCCCATTCCCGGTTATAGCCCTCGCGCACTCGCAAGAAGCCGCCAATCATGTAGTGTTTTATCTTTTCAAAAGTATAACGCCCCGAAGGGCGTTTTGCTACCCCCAAACCTCATTTGGTTTTGTTGGGAATACCGGATTAGCAACCGGATTAACTGCCAGGGCGCGAATTTGCGAACGCCATGCAATAAAATCCGCTTGATTTTTTAGATAGGGTGAATTTGCAGGATCAGCAACATCCGGAATCGTTGTCCAATCTGTTTCATAAAGCAATGCACTTGCTTGTTCTTTGCATTGCCCTTTTTTTACTTCGTTCATAGCAACTTCAACTTCTGCCCATGTTGGATTATTCCAGGGTGCTATCCATTGAATTTCTGCATATTCAGAAGCATCTTGCGGCGGGTTGCCGTAATACCCCGTATATTCGGGAAAGGCTTTCATGGCAACATCAAAATAAATAATGTTATCTTGCATTTTTTAATTCCTTATGGATTCTTAAATTCAGTAATAATTAAAGTTGCTACTGTTTGATTTAGTCGGTTATCGTCTGAACTATTGACGCAATAAGCATCTAAGTTTGAATCAGTTGTATATCTATACAATGCAACAGACCAAGTTCCTTGTGCTATTGTGCCTTCTCCAATTATAAAATTAAACGAGTTAAATGCTTGGAAAGAAGCGGGACCCGTATAAAGTGTACCTAATTCGCGATAATCAACAGTTGAAGGACCTGTAAATCGCAATCCTGTACCTTGAAAGTTTTGTCCTGCTTGCCTACCCGGAATAAATGCTTGAACTATAAATCCATTTGTTGATGCATTTGTGGGTGTAAATGAACCAAAACTAAATACTTGTCCTGTTCCATTTCCTGTTGCAGTCCTTGTGCTATAAGTCAAATAATGAACTTTAACAATAGTTTGATTTACTGCGCCCCAAGATGCCGCACTTCCATTAGTTGTTAGGTATCTTCCGCTATTACCTGTTTGCGTAGGCAATAGCGCATTGATTGCGCCGGATGCGCTTGATTGTCCCGTTCCGCCGTTGGCGATAGGAACCGTTCCGGAAAGTCCATCGGTTGCATCGAGTTGCCCCGAAGTGTTTAGGTTGTTGGCAAGTTGTGCCAGGTTAAATGCTTGTGTCATACTGCCCCCGTTCTTGCAAAGGTTTGTTGCAACAATAATTCGGTATTTGTTGTTGGTGCGTTAGTCAAATTATAACCCCCTGATACAGTAGTGTAATCGGTTCCTTGGAATAAAAGAACCCCGTTTTGATACAAATTAAATCCATCGGTTGTATAACTAAATGGATAAGCCGCCTGCCCTGCAACGGTGTTTTGCAATACATTCACCGGATCGCCGTTTGGCGTTCCTAGGTTGTTAGGTGTCCATTGAATTACCGTTAACAATCCATTTGCCAATGATGGAAAATTAGTAATTTGTCCGCCAACAATATCGTAATCTTGATCGGTCATTGCCGAACCATTTAAGAAAAGCAATTCATATCCACTATTCAAAGTAAACCCAGGCGTGTAAGAAGATGCATTGGTTAGCGTTGTTGTGTTCCTTGTAAATGATGCATAAGGAACCGCCGCACTTGTAGTTGATTTGAAGGAAACAATTGCAACTTTATCGCCCAGGTTTAAGCCGATTCCAAATGTAACCGTTCCGGTAGTTCCGGAAGTATCGGTATATTGTGATTCATCAAACAACACGCCATTAACAAATACCAAACATTGATCTGCAATATAACCTGCACCCCTGGTTACGGTAAATACCGTTTGCCCTGCGGTTGCGGTGAACTGCGAAATAGTCATATAAAAAGGATCGGGCGTTGCGAATCCAACTACGCGCCCGTAAATATCAACGGTAAGTTGCGCGATCCCGGTAACCGTTTGTTGATAAACGCCGGAACCAAAATCTAAATATGGTTTAAGGGATGCAACAACTCTACCATCCGGGTTGTTGGCAACGGCAATTTCACCCGTACCAACGGTGGTTGTTGCGGTCTGCAAAACCTGCCCGGTGCCATAATCTAAATCAATTGTATAAATGCCGTTAGGTAAAGCAGACCATATACGCGGATCAAAAATTGATGCCTGGGTTGGAACGAACGCGCCGGTTGCCGCCGCAAAGTTAGCAAAACCGGTTGCAAAACTAAACTTACGCCCGGTTCGATTAGCAAACGCCAAAAATATTTGAGTTCCAAAAGCGGGATCAGCAAGGTACCAAGTGTAATCAGTTGGATTAGTGCTTAGTTCCGGTGTTGCAACATTGTGCAAACCATAATACAAACGGTTAGTTGGCGAAAAACTAAAATTCAAAGTGCCGGTTGCGTTATCCGCATAAGCAACATCAAGGTATCTTTCTGAATATTGAAAGGTGGTTGGCTTCCAAACAAACGCCGTACTTGCCGGTGAAAATCCGGAAGTACCTAGCGAATTGACCATCCTAGAAAAGAAATACCAGGTACCGGCAGGAACATTTGCCAGGCTTACGGCAGGCAATAGAGTTCCAGGCGGATAAGGCGTACCGTTTGATTGAATTTCGGTAGTACCTGCAAATATCAATTGATTAGAAGTTGGCGTTGCAAAAGCGGAATACCATAGTTCGGCGTATTGAATAATGCCTTGGGAACTTGCAGTAATGTTTACCAGGAACAAAGGATTTGTTGCGGTTGGATAACTTGCACCAACAACGGGTGAGGGGATGTTCCCAAAAATCAATGGATTAGGAATACCGGTATTGGGCGAAGGTTGAAACTGCGTAATGGGCGCATCGTCATAAACCGATGGATTGAATTCGCTAAGAATCAATGCCGCAGTTACCGCGCCCGTACTTGCAAATTGTTCCGTAACTTTCATTACCCGGAACAACTTAGCAACCCAACCATAATTTGCGTTGGTCATAGTAACCACATCACCGGCTTCCAATTGGATGCCTACATAGTTAATAGTTACAGTAACTTGCAAATCTTCTCGCCCGGCTTTAAGCATACGGGTTGCAATGTATTGCGCCCGAACATCATTGTTAACCAGGGGCAGGCTTTCCGAATTTTTATTTACCGGTTCATTTGGGAACAACAACGATGGATCAATTTCCTGCAAATCAAAAGTTGCAGAATTAAACGCATCCTGGTTGCTATTGTCCGGAAACTTACATTCGATCACATTGTACGAAGCGGCAATATCCAAGGGCGTGATTTGAATTGCCGATACCATGTTGGAATCGTTTACATCCATTGCAATCGTATAGGTTGGGGATTGTGTAATAACTCCCCATTGCCCGGTGATTTCGTTGTATTTAATTAGGGCATCGCATGAACTTGCCATATCTTGCAAGTTATCCAGGATCGAACGGTTGGTATCAACAACGCCATCGAATCGGAAGCGGGGTTGGGTTGCAGGATTTCCGTTTGCATCGGTGTATGCAAATGATTGGGCGCAATAAACATTCAATGCAGTAAGGCTTGCGGTATTGATTTGGGCAAGCGGTACTGCGGCACCATAAACTTCGTTAGTAAAGTAATCGCGAAAACAATCGCCTGGGGCAAACCTAGAATTGGTTACCTGGAACTTTGTTTGTTGAATACCGGTAAGACCTGCATCGGTGTTATAAGTAATATGAACAATTGCAAACGCGGTATTTGTCATTAACTTATTAGCATCCCAGGTATAAGTTAACCCCGATGTTTGCATTACTTGAATAGCAGATTGCGTACCACGAACCGGCGTATTTGATCCGTTGCGATACAAATAAATTTGTAATCTACTATTAACCGAAGTATCAGTTGTTCCGGTTGATTCATCGGTTAACGAAACAACATCCGGGCTTGTTGCGCTTGCAAAGTTGCAACGCTTACCGCCCCAATATACATCGCCAAAAGTAATTGTATCTGCGCCGTTGTTTGTTACTTCGCAGATAGATAGCACATAGTAAAGTTCCTGGTTGTTTTCACTAATTGATAGATCGGTGATTGTGCCGCCCAACCAGGCTTCGCCATACACCACCGGCAATTTGTTATCGGTTGCCGGGGGAATTTGTTGGCGATTACCAGGATTCGGGGAATCACCGGCAAGACCGCCGGAACCGCTAGGTTGTT